CGCTCCTGATGGATAGTGGAGGAAGAAATGAGGATCTATATTGCCGGGATACAAGGGAAGCGAAAGGGATTCGTGATAGATGCGACTGTTCTTGGCAGGGGTCGCCCCGTGGCGGAGCGGGGGGGGGTACGACCAAATTATCCGCGAATACAAACCATATATTTTGGAATCTTTCTTTTACGCCGACGCAGATACAGAACGCCTGTTACCCCATTATGGCGATTTTCTGCTGGACAGCGGGGCGTTTACATTCATGCAGGGGAAGGGGGGGTCACCGGACTGGAATGAGTATGTAGAAAGATATGCAGATTTCATAAAACGAAACAATGTCAAGAAATTTTTCGAACTGGATATTGATTCGGTAGTTGGCTATGAGCGCGTAAAGCAAATCAGAGCGTCGCTTGAACGGCTGACCGGGCGGCAGAGCATACCGGTATGGCATTTGTCAAGAGGCAGCGAAGATTTTAGACGGATGTGCGATGAGTATGATTATGTCGCCATAGGCGGCATCGTAAGCGGGGAAATCGCCAAAGAAAAATACAGATTTTTCCCGAATCTCATAAATGAAGCGCACAAACGAAACGCGAAAATCCATGGTCTGGGTTTTACAAATCTTGCACTTTTGCCTCAGATGCATTTTGATAGCGTTGATTCTACGGCGTGGACAACGGGCAACAGGTTCGGATATCTCTATTATTTTGACGGCAAAACCATAAAAAAACGCGAGGCACCAAAGGGGCATCGCATCGCCGATTCCAGAATGGCGGCAATAAACAATTACGTCGAATGGATTAAATACCAAAAATATGCGGAATCGCATTTTAAGAAAGTGAGGAAACCACATGAAAAAAACCGAAAAAAATTTAGCTATACTTATTTCGCTGTTTGTTACTTCCCTGCTTACCGCAAACATAATCAGCAGTAACGGGATGATTATAACAAACTTCTTTGTCGGGAAAATTCAGTTGCTTGCTCCTGCGGCTGTATTGGCATATGCGCTGACATTTCTCGCGACTGATATTATCGGTCAAATATGGGGAAAAAAAGAAGCTGATTTCGCTGTCCTTGTCGGATTAGTGGCTCAAATACTATGCTCAGGATTGATATATCTGACGCCGATCATATTCAAGCCGTGGTTTGTGGGGAGCGACGTGTATGCCGCGTTGAATGGTCTTGGATGGTTCACGGTGGGCAGTCTGATTGCATATATATGCTCTCAGACATGGGATGTATTTATATTCCATAAAATCAAAAATTGGGCTAAAAATAAGTTCGGAGAAGAAACATATAACAAACAGCGTTGGATGTGGAATAACGGATCGACAATGACAAGTCAGATTATTGATACCGTGATATTTATAGGAATCGGCTTCGGAATCGGTATGAAAATGGGCGGAGGCGAACTGATAGGGCTAATGATCGGTCAGTATTGCGTTAAATTCATATTAGCCGCTCTTGACACGCCAATATTCTATCTGTCAACGCGTCAAAAGAAGGAGGTGACAAATCATATCTAAAACAGGAAGACCGAGAATCGAGATTGACGAACTGACATTTCGAAAGCTCTGCAAGGGGATGAACACGCTCGAAGAGATCGCCGATTTCTTCGACTGCTCGGAAGACACGATTGAAAACTGGTGCAAGCGCACATATCACGCGAATTTTTCGGAGATGTTTAAAAAGTTCTCGGCAGGGGGAAAAAGGTCTCTCCGTCGCTGGCAGATGCAGGCGGCGGAGAAGGGGAACACGGCTATGCTGATATTTCTCGGCAAGCAGTATCTCGGTCAGAAAGATAATCCCGACGAAAGCGACAATACCGAGGTGCTGGAACGTCTGACGGAGCTTCTGACGGCTCAGGCGGAAGCTGCGAAAAGAGAAGCGAACGGGGGTGATTGAGTGCCTTACTTTTCGGCGAAGCAGAATGAATTTATCAGGGAAGCTAACAGCCGCTGGAATTTGAAGGTGGGTTAGGCGCTGTGAGGTCGGGCAAATCCTACGTTGATATCGCTCACGTGATCCCGAACGCGCTTATCGAGAGGCGGGAGGAAAAGGGGCTGAACCTTATCCTCGGTGTCTCGAAGGGGACGATAGAGCGAAACGTGTTGCAGCCGATGAGGGAAATATTCGGCGGGCGGCTTATAGGGCAGATCAACAGCAGGAATATCGCCGTCGTCTGCGGATGCCCGGTGTACTGCCTAGGTGCGGAGAAGGTCAATCAGGTCTCGAAGATAGTCGGTTCGTCGGTGAAATACTGCTACGGCGACGAAATCGCGAAATGGTCGCCGGACGTGTTCGAGCAGATCAAAGCGCGTCTCGACAGACCGGGATCACGGTTTGATGGGGCGTGCAACCCTGAGTATCCGTCGCATTGGCTGAAACAGTTCATCGACCGGGATGATATCGACAAATACGTGCAGAAATACACGATTGACGATAATCCGTTCCTGCCGCCGGAGTTCGTCGAGAATTTGAAACGCGAGTATTCGGGCACGGTGTTCTACCAGCGCTACATCCTCGGCGAGTGGGCGCTTGCGGAGGGACTTATATATCCGATGGCGGGTGACGCTGTGGCTGAACCGCCGGAGGGTGAACCGCTGAAATATGCCCTCTCCATAGACTACGGCACAGAAAACGCTTTTGCGGCGCTGATATGGGAATATCATTCCGACGGCGTGTGGTATGCTGTGGATGAGTATTATTACTCAGGGCGAGACGCGGGCGTGACCAAAACGGATGAGGAATACGGGCAGGACATCGACGCTTTCACAGAGAGAATCCCCGACGCGAAGATTAAAACGGTCGTTGATCCCTCGGCGGCGTCGTTTATCGCCCTGCTCCAGAGGAAGAAGCGGTACGGCGTGATTCAGGCGGACAATGCCGTTCTCGACGGGATCAGAGACACGGCGACGGCGATGCAGACAGGCAGAATCAAGATATCCCCGAGGCTTAAAAACTGGCGAAAGGAAGCGGACGGGTACGCGTGGGACGATTCCAGCGGCGAGGACAGGCCGATCAAGGTCAACGATCACCTGATGGATTCGATGAGGTATTTCGTCCGCACGTTCCAGATCATGGCGAGAAAGAAAAGGGAGGTAAACGCGATTGAAAACTTATCAGGACTTGGTTACTCTTGGCGATAATGAAGCGGCGAGAATGGACTTCATACTCGCCGTGATAAGCGAACACAGCTCTTCCCCGCTGTTTCGGGTGGCGAGAGACGCGGAGATGTATTATCGACACCTGAATCCGACGATCATGAAGGCGCAGAAATTCATCTATGACGCTATCGGACGGTCGGTGCCGGATATCTACTCGGCGAACAACAAAATCCCGAGCCGGTATTATTTCTATTTCGTCACTCAGGAAGTGGAGCACCTTCTCGGGAACGGCGTATCGTTCTCTGACATGACCGTTAAAGAACGGCTGGGAGAGAAATTCGACGAGAAAATGTCCGAGCTGGCTGTCAGAGCGATCAACGGCGGCGTTGCGTTCGGTTTTTGGAACGTTGATCATTTAGAGGTGTTCCCGGTCGCCGGGTTTGATTCTCCCTCATTCGCTCCGATCTATGACGAGGAAAACGGGGCGCTGATGGCCGGGGTGCGGTGGTGGTCGCTCGGGGCGCAGAAGCCGCTCAGATGTACTCTCTATGAGCCGGACGGATTTACCGAATATATCCGGCGGGAGGGCGAGGACATAACCGTACTGCAAGAGAAACGGGATTATGTCATGGTCGTCGGTCGGTCGGAGGTGTCCGGGGTGGAGATACTGAACGGATACAACTATCCCACTCTGCCGATTATCCCGCTGTTCAACATCAACAGGCAGTCGGAGATCGTCGGGGGACGTGAGACGATAGACGCTTATGATCTTATGGCGTCCGCTCTGGTCAACAACATCGACGACGCGAATCTGATATACTGGATCATTAAAAATGCCGGTGGAATGGACGACGCGGATGACGCTGAATTTGTCCGCCGTCTGAAAACGCTCCATGTGGCGCACGTTGACGGAGCCGCCGGAACGGAGATATCCTCTCACTCGATCGAAGCGCCGTTTGAAGCGAACGAAACGGCTCTGAAACGGCTGAGGTCGCAGTTATTCGATGATTTCATGGCGCTCGACGTGAAGGAGATCGCCTCCGGTGCGGTCACGGCTACACAGATAGAAGCGGCTTACGAACCGCTGACAAGCAAGGTCGATATGTTTGAGCATTGTGTCACCGAGTTCATTCTATCTCTGCTCTCTCTGCTGGGGATCGATGACAAGCCGACATACACCAGATCAAAGATCGTCAATCAGGCTGAGGAAATTCAGAACCTCGTATCGGCGGCGGATTATCTGTCGTCGGACTACATCACGGGCAAGGTGCTCGAAGTCATGGGCGACATCGACAAGGTTGAGGAAGTTATTGCCCAGAAAGCGGTGGAGGAATCGGGACGGTATGATATGAGCGGAGACGGCACAGATGGCGGACAAGCAGTATGAGGCCGACGAAAAGAAGCTCCGGGAGATGGAACGAAAACTGACGGATATTTACACTCAGGCAAACAAGGAAGTCGGCGCGGAGTGGAAAAGATATCTCGGAAAAGCGGAAAAGAAAATCAATGAACTGAAAAAAGCGATAAGCAAAGCAAAGACCCCGGAGGAAAAGGCAGAGGCGGAGAAGGCGTATCGGGGGTATATGGAATACTATACCCTCAAGAATGCCAGATATAAGGACTTGACCGAGCAGTACGCCGAGCAGATGTCCAAAGTGAACGAGACCGCTGTCAAATACATCAACGACCAGCTTCCGGGGATATATTCGGAAAACTACAACTATGTCGGAGAAGGGATAATCGGGGAGGTTGAAGGCTATTCGTTCTCAATGATCGACGAGAACACGGTCAAAAACCTTGTCGCTAATGACGAAACCACTTTGCCGTACAAGACGATAAACGGCAGAAAGGACGTTCGGTGGAATACACAGCGGGTCAATTCTCAGGTGTTGCAGGGGATTATACAGGGTGATTCTATTGACAAGATCAAGAAAAGGCTGCAAAATGTGACTGAGATGAACAAGGATTCGGCTTATCGTAATGCCCGAACATCTGTCACCTCTGCGGAGAACAGAGGGCGGATCGACATGATGAAGAGAGCCGAGAATGACGGCGTGATTGCTCACAAAATATGGATGAGCGCTCACGACGGGCACACCAGAGACGCACATCTCAGGCTTGACGGTCAGGAACAGCCGAGGGAAGAACCGTTTTCCAGCATACTCGGAAAAATTATGTATCCGGGCGATCCTGAGGCGAATCCGGCGAACGTGTATAACTGCCGGTGTACGCTGACATACAAGATAGTCGGATTCAGAAAAAAGCAAGACAGATGAGATATATTAACAGGTGACACTATGCCGAAAATATACGACGTAAAAATCACGGACAACAGCGACGAATTTCGGAACGCGCTCCCGGAGAACATTAAAATGGCATTGACGGCGATAGGCATGGCGGGAGAAACAAATGCTAAGAAGCATATTACTCAGGTGATATACGATACGCCTCAAAGTCCGAATTACAAGCGGACGGGACGACTGAGAAACAGCATTACTTATCAGGTGGTCGAAGACGAAAACTCTGTTTATATCGGAACAAACGTAGAATATGCCATCCCGGTTGAGATGGGGACGTCCAGAATGAGACCGAGACCGTTTATCGCTCCGGCAGCGACACAGCACTCCGAAGAGTATAAGCAGTTGGCAAAAGAGGCGTTGCAAACATGATTCGGGGTGAAAATATGCTAACAGGGCTTGACAAACCGCCGAAACCGTGGTATAATAAGAGCGGCAAAAAGAATGCCGACGAAAAAAACAGCCGCGCCCTGCGATGCGGGTGCGGAAAGATCATAGCTTACATCCGCGACGGAGATATATATATCAAATGCCGTGGATGCGGGCATGAGGTGAAATTGAATAATATAGAGCCGTAGAGCGCCCAGAGCGCCAAGAGCCGAACACACTCAATCGAGTGTGCGCGGCTCTTTTTTCGTTTTTCACGGCATAAAAACACGCTAACGGGCGAGGTACTGCCCGCCGAGGAACAGGAGCGGAAAAATGGCACAGTTTACACGCAAATTTTTAAAGACGATCACGGTCGGCGATAAGGGACTTTCAGACGATCAGATCGACGCGATAATCGATTTACATGCTGAGGTGGTCAACGGGCTGATGGAAGAGCTCAAGACCGCAAAAGCAGCCGCTGAAAAGCTGCCTGCCGTTCAGAAGGAATTGGACGAGGCGAAGGCGAACAACGGCGATACCTATAAGGCCAAATACGAAAAAGAACACAGCGAGTTCGAGGCCTATAAGAAAAGCATAGCCGAAAAAGAGACGGCGGCGCAGAAGACGGCGGCTGTCAAGGCTTATTTCGAGAGCAAGGGCATCACGGGAACGAATCTCGACATCGCCATGAGGGGCGCAAAAGAAGAGATAGACGGCGCGGAGCTTGACAACGGGAACATCAAAGATACATCGAAACTCGACGCGCTTATCTCCGGCACTTACAAGGGGCTGATCGTCACAAAGGGAACGCAGGGGGTCAATACCCCAACTCCGCCCGCTGGTTCTGGAGCGTCTGCAACAAAGACGAAAGAAGACATAATGAAAATCAAGGACACAGCGGAGCGGCAGAAGGCTATCGCCGAAAACCACGAGCTGTTCGGAATCTGATAGGGGGAACATCAACATGGCTAACGTAGAAACTACTGCCGAAACCAATCTCATAAAAGCGGCGCAGATGGCGAAGGTTCGCGAGGTCGACTTCGTCACCCAGTTCACACACAACTCTCTCGCCAAACTCATCGAGGTTCTTGGCGTTACTCGCAAGATACCGATGATGGAAGGCACTACGATGTATATGTACACCACCAGCGGTACGCTCCATAGCGGCGCGGTGGACGAGGGCGCGATAATCCCGCTCTCCCAGTACAGCACTACGAAGACCGCTGTCGGCGAGATCACTCTGAAGAAGTGGCGCAAGGCCGCTTCTGCCGAGGCTATCAAAAAGAGCGGATATGAAGCCGCTGTTCGCGACACAGATGCGGCTCTGCTCCGGGACGTTCAGAAGACCATACGCTCCGACTTCTTCACGCTCATCACGGGTGACATAACTGGCGCGACCACCATCACGGGCAACGGGCTTCAGGGAGCTCTCGCCGACGCTTGGGGTCAGCTTCAGGTCAAGTTTGAGGACGATACCGCAGAGGCTGTTTATTTCCTCAACCCGATAGATGTAGCGGATTATCTCGGCACGGCGCAGGTAACTGTTCAGACCGTTTTCGGCATGAACTACATCGAGAACTTCCTTGGTCTCGGCACTGTGATCCTGACTTCCGGCATCACTCGCGGCACTTTCGTCGCGACCGCGAAGCAGAATCTCGTGATGTACTACCTGACCATGAACGGCGACATTGCTGACGCTTTCCAGCTGACCGCTGACGAGCTCGGCTACATCGGCATCAAGAGCGGATACCAGAACGAGGAGAGAGCGCAGATCGAGTCTCTCGTCATGGACGGCATTCAGTTCTTCGTCGAGTACGCCGCTGGCGTAGTCAAGGGCTTCATCTCGCCCAGCGTCAGCCTTAGCAAGAGCACCGCTTCTGTAGCGGCTGGTTCTACCGTATCGCTGACCGCTACCACTATTCCGGCTGGCGAGACCGTCACTTGGAGTACGTCCAACTCCAGCAAGGCGACCGTATCCAACGGAACCGTTACCGGCGTGGCGGCTGGTTCTGCTACCATCACGGCTTCTATCACCGTCGGCGGCAAGACCGTCACCGACAAGTGTGTCGTGACAGTAACCGGTTCTTAACGCATGGGAGAGCGGCTGAATGGTAACGCTTACAGATTTTTGCGGAGAGGTTCAGAACTATTTCCTCCGCGACCGATATGCGGATATTCATGTCGGCACTTTTGAAATCTCAGGCGGCTACATTCAGCCGCTTGACTTTTTGAAAGAAGGCCAGTATTATCGCATCGTCGGGAGCACTTTTAACGACGGCGTGTGGATATATCCCTTCGAGGGGCTGAAAGATGAGACTTTCTCCGGCTCGATATGGGCCATGTATGTTCCTCCCGCCGTGCTGTCGCTGGTCGATGAGATCGACAGATGGACAGAGGATCACGCCGGGGCGATTGAATCGCCGTATCAGTCGGAATCGTTTGACGGTTACAGCTACAGCAAGGGTTACTCAGGCGTCGCCTCGGGAGCCGCGTCCGCCATCACATGGCAGGGGCAGTATGCAAGTCGGCTAAACAGATGGAGAAAATTGAGGGAGATATGAGTTTACTTTCGGACGCGATGGAAAAATGCGTCATCATAAATCGGCTTCGGGTCAACGACGGATACGGCGGTTACAAGAACGAATGGGTCGACGGGGCTGAATTTCAGGCGGCTATCACTCTCGACAGCTCCACGCAGGCAAAGCTCGCGGAAGCGAGCGGGGTGACGGCTCTTTATACTATCATCACGGGCAGGGAAATGAACCTGCAATATCACGATGTGCTCCGGCGGGAGAGCGACGGAAAAATATTCCGCGTGACTTCCGATGGAGACGACAAAAAAACGCCGCAGAGCGCCGGGCTTGATATGCGGGTAGTGTCCGCCGAGGAATGGAGGTTGACGGAATGATCAGAATATCAGTCAACACCCGCCACGCATACAAGGTCTACACCGAGATGATCACATCGGGAAGCTCCGGCATCCCGGTCACGTTCAGCTTTTCCCCCGAATGGGATGGGCTGACGAAGATAGCGACATTCTCCGGCTCAGGCGTTCAGCGGGACATGGTTTTGACGTCGCTCTCCGTTGTCGTTCCGGCGGAGGTACTGACGACGGCGGGCGGCGATCTCATGATCGGCGTCTACGGCACGGACGGGCAGGACGGAGCGGTTATAATCCCCACCGTATGGGCGAACGTCGGACGAATCAGAGCCGGAGTTGTCCCGTGCTGTGAGACAGACCCGCAGCCGACGGCGACCGTGATCGATCAGGTACTCGCGGCAGCGGCGAACGCTGTCGAACAGGCAGACATGGCAGCGGCTGAACAGGCGGAAATCGCCGAGGGACACGCTGAAAGCGCGGCAGTATCGGCGGAGCAGTCGGAACACTACTATGAGCTTGCCGTACAAGCCGCCGAGGGAAAAGGCTATATCTGGTTTGACATCGGCGCGGACGGCTGTCTGTACATGACACGCTCGGACAATCTTGTTGACGACGTGAACGCCGAGATCAATACAGCCGGAGAACTGGAGATTATTATATCATGAGCAGAATCATAAATGTCGGGCGGGTGACGTCCTACGCCGAAGCCGTAGCCGGGGGCTATACAGGTACGCGCGAGGAATGGGAGCGCGATCTCGCCAACCTCGGCACAACGGCGGCAGAAGTCGAGGCAAACCGTCAGGCTGTCGCCGAGGACAAAGTGGCAGTCGAGGAAGATGCCACGACCGTCGGGGAGTACAAAGACGCCGCCGCACAGTCAGCATCCGAGGCGGCGCAGTCTGCCGCAAGCGCACACACCGATGCCCTCGCGGCGACGGCGGCGAAAGAAGCCGCTCAGACGGCTCAGGGGCTTGCCAACGAGGCGAGAGCGGACGCCGTGAACGCGAAGACGGCGGCGGAAAGCGCGCAGAGCGAGGCTGACACGAGCGCGGAAGCGGCGGCGGAAGCGGCTCTCGCGGCGGGAGAGGCGGCTCAGACGGCGACAGAACAGGCGCAGGCGGCTGCTCAGAGCGAGGCGAACGCTGACGCTGACGCGCAGGCCACGGCGGCGGACAGGGCGTCGGCCGCTCAGA